ATGACTGTCAGGGAAAAGGGGCTACGCGCACAGGGCGCACCCAACAGGGCGCAGTACTTTGCGAATCAGCGTAAGGTGGCTCCATTGAACTTCATGGAGGACATCATGTTGAGAATCTACCGCGGCCAAGAGGTTATTGACGCCAAGCGCAAGCGCGGAGAATACCCGGAGTGGGAAGGTCTCAACGAGGAGGCCTACCGACGACACATGATGGAGGCCATCCAGAGCCCAGCGAAGCAGGCCCTGTACAGGGCGGCAGTGGAGGACCCTTTCCGCCCCAGGGAGGACTGGTCTGGGGAGAAGGTTTCCCCGACAAGCAAGGACCCTCGTTCAGGCGAGTACTACTAACAACTAGCGAAGGAGGGCGGCGATGCCCCGAACAAAGCCACAGCGAAGAGACATATACCGCGACACGCCGGATAGCGTGATCAGTGCTGAAGACCTGCTGAGTCAGGTACCCCCGAAGTCGGCACCCAAAGTCATCAAGACTCTGACCTACGAGCAGCGGCTCGACCGGCAGATCTTGATGCTCAACAACGCCATGAGCAAGTACGAGCGCGTGGTCAATGCTGGCGGCACCCTGTGTGACGCTGATGAGAAGCGCCTCATGCAGCTGGTGGACGGTGCCCGGAAGCTAGAGCTGGCCCTCGCCCAGATTAGGGCGAAGATGAACGGCACGGGGGACATGGACGACCTGGAGATTGCTCTTGAGCTGTACGACAAGGGTAAGAGCTTCGAGGAGGTTGTGCTCATTTTCCGACACAACCCAAATATCGAAGACCAGCTACAGGAGGCCCTAAGTGCCCGAGATTAGACCTATTGAGAAGCCCGACCTGAAGTACGTGTGCCAGAGCTGGCTGTACGACTACCAGGAGAGTCCCGAGATGGCCATGCCCGGCCTGATCAATGACGACTACTTCGGGTACCAACACGAGATGATCAACCACCTCCTCGCCCGGGCATCCAAGGCGGGCAGCGCCTACATCATGCACGAAGACGGGGCACCACACCTGTACCGAGGCTGGATGGTGGCCGAGCCCTTCGACAACCTTCCCGTTGTCCACTTCATCAAGGTGAAGAAGGGTGCGATGCACCAGGGCGTAGCCACCGAACTCATGCGTCAGTTCTACGAGGACTTCGGGTACACGAAGGGCCAGAACTGCGCCTACACGCACAGCAGCAAGGACATCCGGCGCTTCTCCTGGCTACAGGCGAAGATGAAGAAGGACTACAGCGTCGTGTATCTTCCGTGGTTCAAGCACGAGCTTGTGCAGATTGAGAATGACCGGATCGCGGAAGAGAAGCGGAACCGGTAGTGGCCGAGCAGGCTGACCGGGAGCTAAACCGCCTATTAGCCGAGGTTGCGAAGCGGGGAAGCCGCGTAGCCAACCTCGACTGGAACAAACTCATGTTCCCCGAACAGCGGGCGTTCATCGAGGACCCCTCCCGCCTGAAGGTTGCGTGCTGTTCCCGACGTGCCGGTAAGTCGCACGGTGTAGCCCTGGCGCTACTCAAGGCTGGGTTCGAGAACCCCGGCTCCTTTCCGGTCTACATCAACATGAACCGCGCCTCCGCCAAGGGCATCATCTGGCCAGCGCTGAAGGAGATCGACAAGTCCCTACAGCTGGGCCTACGGTTCGACAACACGCACGGGCACATCCACCTTCCGAACGACTCCTCCATTATGATCTACGGGGCGGGCTCCCGCCGAGAGATGGACAAGATGCGAGGACTTGCCCCGCCAGCCATATGCCTAGATGAGGCGCAGAACATGGGCAACGACATGCTGTACCTGCTCACGCAGGTTCTTCTGCCCTCGACGTTCGACTACAAGGCCCCCATCATGGTCACGGGCACGCCCAGCAACAGCAGGCACAACCCGTTCTACAAGATTTGCCACGGCATGCAGCTCGAAGAGGGCATCAACATCGGCTGGAGCGTACACGGCTGGACGATGAAGGACAACCCGTTCATCCCGGACGCCGAGGAGCAGATGGAGATGATGCGCTTGGCCATGGGGTGGGGCCTCAACGAGCCCGCGTACATGCGTGAGCTGAAGGGCCTGTGGGTGTTTGACACTCACCGCACGATCTTCAACTCCCGACAAGGAATGCTCGTGTCTCGATGGCCGATGGAGCTGGCCAACGACTGGCGCTTTATCCTGGGCGTGGACCTTGGTACCGTAGACCCCTGCGCATACACAGTCCTGACATACTCCCGACAACTTGGGGCCACCTACACCCTGGAGAGCTACAAGGCCCCGGACCTAAGCACCATCGAAGCGGGAACGGAAATCGAACGCCTGTACGACCGCTACCCCACGTTCAGCCACACGGTGGTTGACTCCGGTGGGCAGGGCGCTAGCTTCATCCGGCAGTGGAAGGACACGCACCCGAACATCCCGGCGAGGCCCGTCAAGAAGGGGCAAGACTCCGTGGACATGGGCATCTCGATCATCAACGCCGACATCCGGGCCGGAAAGGTGTTCTTCGTCGAGAAGAACTGCCAAGAGCTGCTTCAGGAGATGGAGACCCTGCAGTGGGACGAGAAGGCGATGGAGGTTGGGAAGCGCTCCGTCAAGTCCGGCATGAGCGACCACGCAATGGACTCTTTCCGTTACGCGTACACGAAGGTCAGAACGCACGACACGCGCGGCATGATCGCTGACGACTCCTACGAGATCGGCTCCAAGCGCTACTTCGAAGAGCTACGCGAGAAGGCCAGAAGGCAGGCGTTTAAGCAGGAGAAGCCGGAGCCGTTCTGGGTTGAGCTTGGGAAGTGGAAGCGGCCTGGGCGTCGATAGCCTTGACTAGCCTCTGCAGCTGAAGTAACGCATCAAACTCGACGTGTCGTGGTACCGTGGTGCCGTTGGTGTACTTTGCGGCGCGTCTCACGATGGCCCACTGTTCAGTCGTCAAGTTCATGGTGCTCCCAGCAAAAAACACGGAACGGGGGGTACCTGTCCCGAGTACCCCCCTCTATGTCCGCGGACCCTAACGTCAACGTCATGTGACTGGGTCGTGTCTCTAGCGAAACTGGTACGCCCCTCTAGATACGGAGTCAGTGTAGCACGCTGGGGACCGAAAGTCAAACCATTTTTCCTACTTGATAGATGCCCGAACAAGATTTTTTAGAGGCTAAGGCGTGGTGGGAAGAAAAAACCAAGCCGAAGGCCCTAGATCCTGCCCTGGGGATCTTCAAATACTTCGCAGACCACGACTCCGCCCGACTTTCCGCCTACAACGGGTATTCGAGGGTCTACCTCAATCGGGACATCAACGACTGTGACTACCTGGCCAGCTACACGGCTGCCTGGAACACGGAGGATAACTCCTACTCCCGCGTACCCGTAAACCTAGTCAAGGTTCTGGTGGACGCCGCCGCGGCCCGCGTGACCAAGCAGAATCCACGCCCAGTCTTCGTGACGCGTGGGGGAAACTTCACGCTGCAGAAGAAGGCGCGGCAGATGCAGAAGTGGGTGGAGTATTCCGAGCACTTCACCAATCTCAGGCCCACCAAGAAGGAGGCGTACCTAGACTCCATTATCTATGGTAACGGGTTCGTGAAGACGGCTCCGCACCCCGTGGTGGACGAGATCACAAACGCCAGGGTTCACCCTGCAGACATCTATATCGACCCGATGGAGTCGAGCGCCAACGCGAGCCCCACGCACCTTTACCAGCGAGCATACGTATCCAGGTCCCGCCTGATGAAGATGTTTCCGAAGTACAAGGACAAGATTCGCACGTCCGGGCGCATCACGGACGTTGACGCGTACCAGTGGCGCAGGCAGGACCAGCAGAGCCTCAACACCGTCGTCGAGGTTGTAGAGGGCTGGCGGCTCCCGAGCTACCACGGTAGCGAAGACGGGAAGCACATCATCTTTGTGCAAAACCAGGTGCTCGTTCTAGACGAGTGGGAGAGCGATAGTTTTCCGTTTAGCTGTGTTCGGTGGAAGGACGACCCCACCATGGGCTTCTGGGGAGTGGGCCTCACTGAGGAGCTTCTTGGTCTGCACTACGACTTCAACCACACGATCTCAAACATCCAGACGTGTGTGGACAGCATGCCTACGCCGTTCATCTTGGTGCCGGAGGGTGGTAACATTTCCGAGGGGCAGCTGGGGAACGTCAACGGAATCATCATCAACTACTCCGACCGCGCGCCCACGTTCGAGCTGCCGCCGAGTGTCCCCTCTGATGTTGTGGCCTACATGCAGAACATCTGGACGCAGGCGCTACAGGTTTCCAGGCTGGTCTCTCTTGGGATGCAGGATGTGACGGGCAACGGCCTTGAGACGGGGCAGGCTGTTCGGGACTTCAACGACATCCAGAGCACGGAGCTTGCTCCGCAGTACGAGGCCTTCGAGCGGTTCAACGTGGACTGTTACTACGCACAGGTCCGGGCGGGCAGAGAGATCTACGACCGCAACCCGAGCTTTACCGTCGTGATGCGCAAGGACAAGTACACGATCGAGGACGTGGACTGGAAGAACATTGACGAGGACCCCAAGCGGGACTCCTTCGTCATTCAAGTCTTCCCGGCCTCCATGCTTTCACAGACCCCAGCGGGGCGCAAGAGCGATGTGCTCGACTACTTCAACGCCGGTTGGCTTGACGTGGGAGAGGCGATGTCCCTCCTAGACTTCCCGGACATGGACAAGTTCCGCAACCTTCGAGACGCCTCACGGCAGAACGTAGAGCGTATCCTCGAAGAGATGCTGGACGAAGACAAGTACACGCCACCGGAGCCGACTCTCGACTTGCGGCTGGCCATGAAGATGACTCAGATGTACATCAACCGCGCCCAGGCGATGGGCGTTCCCGAAGAGCGAGTTTCTAACCTGCGGCAGTTCATGCGCCAGGTCCACACGCTGCTTCAGAAATCTGAGGAAGCCACGCGCGTACAGGCAATGGGGATGGGCCCCGGCTTGGCGGGCGGGCCCCCGGCAGTAAGCCCTGACGGGTCGATGCCAACAGCGATACAGTAGGACCACATGCCAGCACCAGCGACTGAACAAACACCGGCGAGCCGACAAGACCTTATCGAGGCGGCTGCCGCCTCCGCACAAGAAGACGTTGAAGTTTCCGAGCCCGAAGCCGAGCCCAAAAAGGCGGTTTTAGACAGCAACGACGTTGCCGGAACTCCGAGCGAGCGCGCACAGAAGAGGGAGTCCGTAGCACCGAAGCTGCGTGAGTTCATCAAGGCGCAGCAGGCTCCGCCAGAACCGTCTGCACTTGAAAAAGAGATAGGGGACCTCCGTGAAGCCCTCGATGGTCTAGCGGCCCCAGCAACTAAGCAGGCCCAGAGTGTGGAGCAGCAAATGCTGGCCAAGCTCGAAGCCCTTGAAAACCGATTCGCCACGCAAGAAGCCAGAGACGCAGAAGCGCGAGAAGAAGAAGAGTACAACAACCGCGTCAGAACGATGCGGGAGGGTGTGATTGAAAACATCAACGCCCGAAAAGAAGATTTCCCAGCCCTTGTAGCTCTCGAACAACAGGAGACCGTTTTCAACGCTCTTGTTCAACGGAGCCAAGAAGGGGTGGAGACTAGTGAAGAAGAGATTGCGAGCGAAGTAGAGGCGGGCCTCCGCACTGTTTATGAAACACTGCAAAAGGTTTTCGGTTCTACTGCCCCTAGTGAAGATCAGCCCAACAGCGAACGGAAAGTTACTCTAACACCTGGTCTATCCGGGACTGATGAAGCTGCTGACCTTGACACGATGTCAAGATCAGATCGGATTGAGTACCTGTGGGCCAAATCCCAACAATCCTAACTACAAAGGAGCCATACAATGGCTGCAACAACTCGTACCAACTACGAGAAGTTTATGAAGGAGCTGTACCGGGGTTCGTACGTCGCTGATCTTACCTACGACACGAACGCATTCCTGGCACTGGTCCCGAAGAACACTCGTACTGGTGGAACCAAGTACATCAAGCCCGTCAAGGGTTCGTACGCAACAGGGCGTGGCGCGAACTTCGCTACCACGGACGCTAACATCGGCCCGGCCCAGCGCCTCCGATGGGAGCTTGACTGGACAGATCACTACGTAAAGTGCGCTGTCGAAAACAAGGCCATGGTGCTCTCGCGCCAGGGCAGCGATGCGGCTTTCCGCGCGCTACTCACCGATGAGGTGGATGGCGGGCACAGCGCATTCGCAAACGACGTGGAGATTGAGCTTCACGAGGACGGAACGGGTACTCGCGGTGTCGCCCAGGGCGCAATCGCAGGTCTCGTTATCACTGTCGGGGCGGGCCAGGCATCGAACTTCAACGTGGGCGACAAGCTTGTCCACTTGAGCGCTGCTAATGCTCTTCTCGACGCTGGTGAAGAGCAGGTCGTGACCGCTGTGAACCGTGCCGGGGCTACCGACACGATCACTGTGGATGCTGACTGGACCACGCCGACTGCGGCTGGTCAGAAGCTCGTCCTTTCCGGCGACCAGAATGCCAAGGCCTTCGGCCTCAAGGCGTGGTTGCCCGGTTCGGGCGTTGGCGCGGCTCCGTTCAACTCGATCGTTCGTACGGTCGATCCGGCTCGATACGCGGGTATCGACGGCGTCACGGGAACCCTCTCTGGCTTGGAAGTCACTGACTGCCTTGTCCAGACCTGCGCGAATATCCTTCGCCAGGGTGGGCGTCCCAACCTCGCTATGCTCAGTGCTGCTGACTTCGCTGACCTGGCTCTCGAAACCGAGAACCGCGGTCGTTACGCGAAGATGAGCGCGACTGAGGGTAGCGTCTCGTTTAGTGCGTTGGAGATTCAGACCGGTGCGGGCGCAGTGCCTGTGGTGGCTGACCGACACACGAACGACGACAACGCGTTCATTCTGGACACGCGTGCGGTGGAGCTGTACTCCGCTGGGCCCGTGCCGAGCATGTTCAACGAAGACGGCTCCTTCTACCACCGGTACGAAGGCGCTGACTCCCTCAGCTTCTACCTCTACGCGTTCTACGGTCTCGCGATCCAAGATCCGGGCGGGTGCAGCTGGGTTCAGAACGTCAAGTAAGTTCTTAGCATCGAGTAGCCCTCCGGCGATAGCCGGGGGGCGCTCCCCTTTGAAAGGTTAGCATGGCCATCACCGCAACTGAGTTGATCTCCCGAGTCAGGCAACGCGCCGACATGGAGAACTCGCAGTTCGTTTCCGACGAGGAGATTCTTCACTTCGTAAACGACGAGATCGAGGACATCTACGCTCAGATGGTGAACATCGACGACGGGGCCCTCTTTGGAACGCCCTCTCCGATCTTGGTCCAAGTTGGCGACAACGCCTACCAGCTACCTAATGATTTTATGCGGCTCGTGGATGTAAACATCTACTCCGGGAACCGCTGGGTTCCGGCTTGTCCCGCCGACCCACAAGACTACTACTCTCTCCTTTCCGATACGTACACTGGAGACTATGACGTTCGCTACTTCCTTCACCGCAACGCGGACCAGGGCAGGTACGAGCTTTTCATCTTCCCTCCGAAGGACCCTAACTACATCGGGGTTCGCTACATCAAGGAGGCCCCAGTGCTCTCTCTTGGCTCCGACACCCTCAAGTGGCCTTCCAACTGGCACGTTGGTGTTGTGGTCGGTTCGGCTGTGAAGTGTTTGGTGAAAGAGGAGTCTGACCCCACTGCTCTGATCTTCGAGCGGGACCGGGTTGTTGCGCGCACGCTGAAGGACATCAGGGCGCAGAAGGTATCGGAGATCAAAACACTTCGCGATAGTGGGAGAAGGCTAAACAGTAGATTCCGACTGCCAAGGATCTACTAGTGGCTAGCACC